CGCGGGACAGGCCGCGGACCCGCAGGGTGCCCACACCGGGCACCTCGACGTCGTCCTCGGGTAGCCCGGTGGCGGTGTCGGCGCGCGGCGCCAGCAGCTTCTCGAGGTCCATCACTGCACCGTTGAGGCGACGTCGTCCGAGAGCTGCATCTCGCACTCCCACTTGACCATGTCGGCCACCGGGTTGGTTTCCTTGTAGTCGGTGACCAGCACATTGACCGTGTCCTGCGGTTTGCCGGCGCCGGTGCCCTCCGGGCGGCGGATCAGCTGCACCACGGCGCCGATGATCGGCTCGATGACGCCCCGCGGCCCGGTCCCGGCGGTGTTGTCGTAGGTGCCGGCCATCGTCGCCTTGCCGTCGAGCAGGCCGCCGGCGTAGACGTGCGAGTTTTTCCCGTAGGTGGTGACGTCGTGCGAGTCGGAGGTGCGGCCCAGCTCCGACGTGTCGACGAACGTCGACAGGTTGTCACCGTCGAGACTGATAAACGTGGTCTTTCCGTGGACGAACACCGCGGGCCTCCCTAGGCGCTAGCGCCGATGATGATGACGTCGTACGTGACGGAGCTGCCGCCGCCCGAGTTGACCATGTTCAGCAGGTCGCCGGTGCCGGCGGTCACGACGACGCCGGCCGCGGTGGGCGCCACCCAGGCGAACATGCCGCCAGGCTGCACGCCGATGCCGTCGCCGAGGGCCAGGAACAGCGGCACCCCGTTGGTCCCGTCGCGGACCACGTTCACGTTGTTGACGTTGGCCGGCGCGGCGGTCACGATGACGGCCTTGATCCGGGCGAACACCACGACGTCGCCGAGGGCGTCGACCAGGGCGCCGGCCAGGTCGATGGTGTCGGTGGCGCTGGCCACGACGGTGCGCTGGTCGTGCCACAGCTTGTCCGCCTGGTTGAACCCGACGCCGCTGGCCAGCTTGTACTGCTGGCGGTAGGCGATCGGCGCGGCCGCGGTGGCCAGGTCGAGCACGTCGGTGAGCGTGGCGTCCAGCTCGGTGGTCAGCTTCGTGGTCAGCATTTCAGGTCCCCTCACCGACGATGTCGAGGTCGAACACGGCAGCGATGTAATCGGTGCCGGCGATACGCAGCACGTCGAAGTCGGCGCTCGCCACCCGCACGGTGTGAAACGCCGTGAACTCGCCCTCGCCGCCCTCGACGACAGCCTTAATCGACCGCGGTCCGGTGCCGTCGCAGTAGGCGCTGAGCTGGTCCCGCGACGCCCGGTCCGACGCTTTGCCGACCACCACCACCACCGGGAGGGTGAGGCGGTCCATGCCGCGGCCGTACGTGGCGTCGAACGTCAGCTCGTCGGGGTAGGACACGACGGCCGCCGGCGGCGTCACCCGGTCGGGCGGGTAGTCGAACACCCGCAGCCCGCCAATCGTGTCGAGGCGCTGCGCCACCTGTTTCATCACGTCTCGCAAGATCATGCCGCGGCCCACCAGCGGATCACGCCGGTCAGCGAGACGGCCACGTCGGGGTCAACCCGCCGCGCCAGGCGCACCTCGGAGCCCAGCTCAGGTGAGCCGGCGACCCCGTACGGGGAGTCTCGGCGGGCGCCGAACCGTGATGCTTGCAGCAGGGTGGCCTCTTTCACCTCGACCGGGACCGTGGTCCACCCGAACCGGGCGACGACCTCGACGCCGGCGTCCCGCCCGTTGGGGTGGTGTGCCGAGGTCGGGTGCACCACAATGCGGGTCCACGGGCGGGCCTTGGCGGCCGCGTTGACCGGGCGCAGCGCCAGCTCGTCGATGACGTCGGTGTACGTGCCGTCGTCGGCCAGGTCGGCGTTCACGACGAGCCCCGCTGCGGTCATCAGGTCGTCAATGTCGACATACCAGCGGCCCAGCTCGCGCGACCAGCGGGCGGTGTAGTAGCGGGCCTCCGGGGCGGTGAGCAGCCCGAACTGGCGGTGGGTGTGGGTGTCGACCGCGCGTGAGGCGGCCGCGATGGCGGTGGTCAGCTCGGCGTCGTCCTCGGTGTCCGTGATGCGCAAGAAGTTGCGCAGCTCTTCCACCGTGACGTAATCCGGCTGCCACACCACCGCGGCCGCACCTCCCTGCGCTCAGGCGGCGTTGGCCTGGGCCAGCGCGTAGGCCTTCCGGTTCTGGACATTGCCGTCTGCGCGCTCCCACGCGACGTACTCCACCTGGCCGAAGTTGGCCCGCGTGAACGGGTTTACGATCATGGTGAAGTCGGCGACGCGGCGGATGGCGTAGGCCTCGACCAGGTCCCCGAGCACCGCGAAACGGGCGTTGAGCGTCGTGGAGTTGGGGAATCCCTGGTCGATGGTCACCGGGTATCCGAGCAGCTCACGCTGCGGCCGCTGCCCGATGCCGGCGTCGGCCTGCTTGTCGACGAGTGGCCGGCCGGCGGTGTCGACCAGCGCCCGCACCCGCTGCCAGGTGTTCTTATTCATGGCCCATCTGGCGTTCTGCTCGTACTCCGGGTCGAGCGCCGTCTCGACGTCGAGCAGCTTCTGATACGTGATCGGGTTGCCGGCCGCGAGCACCACGTCAGCGGTGAGCCCGGCGTGAGCGATCCCGAACGGCAGCGTGGAGCCGGCGCCGGACACCCAGTCGACGGCCTGCTTACGGGCGATGCGGGTCCCGAGCACCCGCGCCAGCAGCGCCTCGATGTCGAACTCGGAGTCTTGCAGCAGCTCGACGCTCACGCGGAGCCCGGCGTTGGCGTCGGCGCCCGTGGAGGTGTACTTCCACGCCTTCATGGTGATCGTGCCGAACACCAGGTCGGTGCCGGTGGCGAACGCCACGCCCTCGGCGGTGATCGCACCCGCCGACGCGGTGTCGTCGACGGAGGGATACTCGACGTCGCCGCCGCGCGCGGTGTCGAACCCGTCCACCTCGCCGGCCAGGCCGCCGTAGGACTTGAGCACCTCGACCAGCTTCTGCCGGAACTGCGGCGACACCAGGAACCCGCCGGCGCTGTCCGGTGACACACCCTGCGCGTTGACCAGGTCCTGATTCGGCTGCCCGCTGCGCAGGTAGGCGTTGAACGCCTGGTTATACGTGTCGTCGCGCTGCGGTTGGCCGGCGTGGACGAGCGCGGGCAGGTCACCGGGCATCGGCGTCTCGTACGCGTTCTGCCGGGCGGCGATGTTCTGCGAGCGGCGGGCGCCGACCAGCGCCGACTCGAGGCGCTCATACCGGGTGGCCTCATCGTCGGTGAGGGTGCGGGTGTCGGCGTTCGCGGCCAGGTCGTGCATCTCGTCGAGGATCTCGTCGACGGTGGCGGGCACGGGCGGGTCGGCCGCCGGCGCCGGAGCTGCCGCCGGCGCCGGCGGGGCCTGACGGGCCGACGCAGGCCGGCGGTGATCTTGCGGGCCGGCCGGGGCCGGGTTCTGCTGCGGGCGGGTGCGGGTGGGCATCGGTCAGCCTTCCTGTGTCTTGGCGCGGGTGCGCTTGGCCGTCGTGGGCGGTTGCCGGCGCCGCAGCTCGCACTGGTGGTACCGCCACGCTTCGGATGGGGTGAACGGGGCGCCCTCGACGGGCAGGGCGACCATCTCGGCCAGGATCTCGTCGGCGGTGGCCTTGTCCAGCCACCCGGCGTAGACCTGCTTGTAGTCGAGCCAGTCCTCGACGTCGGCGGTATTCGGGTCGGGAGGCTTCGGGGCGTCGGCCATCAGGACTTCCCTCTCTAGGCGGTAGTGAGCACGCGGGCACGTGCGGTCGCCAGCTGAGCCCGCGCGGAATGGTTAGAGGTGCCGTCGTCGTCGGTGACGACGTCGTCGGCCAGGCCGACATCGACGGCCTCCTCGGCGGTGTACCAGGTTTCGTCGCGCATGGCGGCCCGCCAGTCATCGACGCTGCCGCCGGCGCGCTCGGCGTAGATCGACGCGATGTTCTCGGACAGCCGGCCGAGCAGGGCAGCGGTGTCGAGGTGGTCCTGCTCGTTGCCGATCGTGAACGCCATGCCGTCGTGGATCATCAGCTCCGTATGCCGGTTCATGGTGCGCGCCTCGGCGGCCTGCAAGATCCACGACGCGGCCGACGCGGCGATGCCGTCGACGATCGCCTCGACCCGCGCCGGGTGGTCGCGCAGCCCGTTGTAGATCGTCAGCCCGTCGTGGATCAGCCCGCCGGGACTGTTGATGTGCAGCTCGATCACCGACGCGTCGATCTCGCGGAGGTCCCGGACGAACTCCTGCGCGCTCACGCCCCACTCGCCGATGACGTCGTACAGGTCGACGATCGCCCGGTCGTCGTCGCCGGCCTCATTGCGGACGCTGTACCAGGCGCCGCGGTCGCTGTTGGCCGGCGGGCGGTGATGGCTCAGCAGGCCCGGCGGCAGCAGCTCGCGTATGCCGCTCATCGGGTGGCCTCCACCCGGTCGACGTCGACGTCATCGGGCACCACGTCGCCGGGTGCACGGTCCAGCGGTGGCAGGTTGCGGATCTTGCGGGCCTCGTCGACGGTGAGCAGCCCGGCGTTTACCTGCTCGATCAGCAGCCGGATTTCCTGCTCCGGGGTCGGGCGCTCGAGCCCGGCGAACTCGAACTCGCAGAAACGTGGGCGGGCCAGCAGCCGCGACAGGCGCTCTTCGATGCGCCGCGTCCACGGCAGCAGGGTGAAGCGGCCCAGGCCGCGGTTCTGCTCGGCCACACCGGTACCCCAGGATGTCTGTTTCTCGGTCTGCATCAGCAGGTGCGGCGGCACGCCCGTCCAGCGGGCCACCTCCTCGATCTGGAACTGGCGCGACTGCAAGAACTGGGCCTCTTCGGCGGTCATCTTCCACTTGTCGAGCTGGAGCTTGCGGTTGATGAACGCCAGCTCGCCGGCGTGCTCCCACCCGCCGGCCCGATCGTGCAGCTCCTTCCGGATGATCTCGCCGTCGCCCTCTTCGGTGTCGTCGTCACGGGGTGTGACCAGCCCGCCGACCAGGAACCCGGAGCCGTACATCTTGGCCGCGGCCCGGTCGCCGGCGATCGTCGTGGCCAGGGACTGCCGGGCCACCTGGATCAGCGACAGGCCGCGGTGCCCGTTCGGCGAGGGCCCGACGATGTGCGTCATGGTCGCCGGTGTGAATTCGCGGAGGCTGCCATCGGCGAGGCGCGCCTTGTACGTCGGAAACGGCACGTCGCGGGTCGGCGGGTCCACCCGCACGCCGCCGGGGTGCACGGGGATGAGCGCCGCCAGCCCGCCGCCCTGGTTGCGCACGTGCGCCAGGAACGCCTCGGAGTGGAGCACCAGGTGTATCAGCACGGTCTCTTTCCACTCGAAGGGCGTGGGCCCGTCTGGCCCGCCGGGGTCGTCGAGGAATGAGGTCATCTGCTGCCGCTCACCGTCGCCGGTGTCGCGGTAGGTCTTGAGCGGCAGCGCCGCGATCGTGCCCGAGATCAGCGCAACGGCCCGGTACAGCGCCGGGATGCCCAGGGCGCTCGTCTCACCAACCGAAACGCCGGCGTAGGTGACCCCGCCGCCGAACCACTCGACCAGCGCAGGGTCAGACACGGAGATCAGGTCACGCGGCGCGGCGACGTCCGGAATCCGCTGCCACGGCCACCGCATGACCCGCAGAATAGCCGACCGTGTCCCATAATCGGACACGTGCTGATGGTGTCGGCGGTGCGGCGGGCGATCCGGCAGCTCGACGCCGGCGACATTGACCGGGGCGCCGTCGAGTTGGCGATCACCTACGCGCGGCAGATCGACGGCGCCGAGCTGGTCCACGCGCAGCTCGTGAAGGCGCTACGCGAGGTCGAGGCACTCGATGTCGACCTGCACGACCGACTGCTGGGCCTGGTGGTGCGGGTCGAGCGGGTGCACGTGCTGGGCCTGCTGGGCCCGAAACTGTTGGCCGCCCTCGAGGCGCTCGAGCTGTCGCCGCGGGCGCGCGCCGCGGTAGTGAAGGGTGGCACCCGTGGCCACAGCACCAGCCCGCTCGACCAGCTCCGGGCACGGCGAGCTGCTCGGCTCGACGACGCCACGACTGTGGACGCCCCCACTCCGTGAGCTGACAGCTGAGACGTCGTGGGGCCCGGATTTCGACTGGTTCTGCGCCGAGGTCCTCGACGAGCCAAACGACGCGTGGCAGTCGTGGCTGTCTCTGCACGCCGGCGAGATGCTGCCCGATGGCCGGCCGCGGTTCCGGGTGGTCCTGGTGCTCGTCGCCCGCCAGCAGGGTAAGACGTCATGGGCGCGCAAGCTCAGCCTCTTTTGGCTGTTCGTCGAGCGGGTGCCGCTGGTGCTGGGCACCTCCACCAGCCGCGACTACGCGAAAGAGAGCTGGCGGGTGTTGTGCGCGATGGCGCTGGGCAATGAGCACCTGGCCGCGGAGCTGGGCCGCCGCGCGGTGCGGGAGACGATCGGCGAAGAGTCACTGACCACCGTGCACAGCTCCCGGTACAAGATCGCGGCCAGCAACCGCCGCGCCGGCCGGTCGTTGACGGTGCACCGGGCGATCCTCGACGAGATCCGCGACCATGCCGACTTCTCGGCGTGGGGCGCCACGAAATACGCCATGAACGCGGTCCGCGACGGGCAGCTGGTCGCCATCTCGAACCAGGGCGACAACCAGGCGGTTGTGCTCGACGCGCTGCGGCTGCCGGCGATCACGTACATCGAGACGGGGCAGGGTGACCCGCGGTTGGGCCTGTTCGAATGGTCGGCGCCAGCGGGAAGCGAGCCGGACGACTTGGCGGCGCTGGCGATGGCCAACCCGGACCTGGGCCGGCGCACAGACCCGGACGCGCTGCTCGGCGACGGGATGCGGGCCAAGCTCGCCGGCGGTGAAGAGCTGGCCACGTTCAAAACAGAGGTCCTGTGCATGCGGGTGCCGCTGCTCGACGCGGCGATCGACCCGGACCGGTGGGCCGCCGGCGGCGTCGACGACCCGGTCACGCTCGAGCAGCACCGCGACCGGGTCGCGCTGTGCCTCGACGTCGCCCTCGACGCCTCCCACGCCACCCTCGCCGCGGCCGCCGTCCTGGACGGGCGGGTCCACGTCGAGGTCGTCCAGCAGTGGCAGGGGCACGGCTGCACCCAGGCGCTGCGGCGTGAGCTGCCCGGCATCGTGCGGCGGGTGCGGCCGCGCACGGTCGGCTGGTTCCCGGCCGGGCCGGCCGCGGCGATCGCCGCCGACCTGGCCGAGCGGCGCGCGCCGGGCGCCGACCGGTGGCCGCCGCGGCGCGTGAAGGTCGAGCCACTCAAGGCCGAGGTCGATCAGGTGTGCATGGGCCTCGCGGATCTGGTCGACGCCGGCGAGGTGGCGCACCCTAACGATCCGATGCTGACCCAGCACGTGACCTCGGCGCAGAAGCTGCGCCGCGGTGATCGGTGGGTGTTCACCCGCAGCTCAACGTCACCGGTCGACGGCGCGTACGCGGCCGCCGGCGCCGTCCACCTGGCCCGGATCTTGCCGCCGCCGCCGCCGCCGCTCGAGATCGTGTGAGCTGCCGGGCAAAAAAAGGCCCTAACGGCGGGTATCCGCAGGGTGGGGGCGTTGAACTTTTCGGGCTCAGCACTCGGGCTCGTACGCGTCAGCCAAGATCGCATCGACTGTGCCGGGCGCCCACTCCTCGCCGCAGCCGAGCAACGCACGAGTCTGCGCATCCTCGCGGCTCAGCGTTGGCTCACCAGCTGGCGCGTGCTCGAGGTACACCTGGTACGGGTCCGGTGGTGGGTCGCTGGTGCTGCACCCGGACAGGGCGGCGAGCACGACGATGGCCATCACGCTGGCCAGCACGGCTAGCACGTAGACCACGCCATCCCAGCCTTTCGACTCAGGCTGGCCGGGGTCGGGTCGGGTCGGTGGGGCGAGCGGAACCAGCAGGTCAGCGGGATCTGCGCCTTGCGTGATGAGATCGTCACGCTGGCTAGCCAGCCTGCGGCCCTTCCCTGTCAGTTGGCGTCTGCGCATGGTTTCGGCCTCTCTGGTTGGTTCGTATCACCAGCTGGTGACGGGTCGATGTGGTGGTGAGCTGCGCCGCGGTTCGCCCACCTTGAGGTTGCACGCCTTGCACACCGCGACCAGGTAACGCGGGTCGTCGCCGGTCACGGCCCGGCCGAGGGTGTGGTGCACGGTATCGGCCTGGCCCGCGCACACGCCGGGGAGCTCGAGGGTGCAGCGCCCGTCGTTTGTGCGCTGGTTCTCGTCGAGCACACGCCGCCGGATGCGGCGCCACGCCCGGCCCTTGTTGCCCGCCCAGCTCTTGCTCATCAGTAGCGGGACACGGCCCAGCTCAGGCCCAGCCCGACCACTAGGCCCATGAGCGCGTACAGCAGCACGAGCACCAGGGCGCCCACCCACCCGCGACCGCTCATGTCAGATATTCCATAGGTGCGCTCGGCGGTGCCCGGCGTGGAGCTGGAAGTCCTGGCCTCTGCGTTCTCGGTAGGCGCCGGTCCGGTACACCGTCCAGAGCCGGCGCAGCTCCCCGTTGGGCCCGACGATGACGCGGGCGGCCCTCGCCGCGTACAGCGGGTCGTTGTGCAGCTTCTCAGCCACCCGCCACCGGTCGGCCTCGTTGCCCGACGTGGGGTCGCGCAGCGTCCGGATCTGGAACTGCGACACGCTCGGCCCCCACTCATCGTCGACCACGGCGACGTCGCCGACTGCGTCGTAATAGTGCAAGCCGACCCGAGGTGGCAGGTCCGGGTGGCAGGTGCACCTGCTGGGCTCTGGGTCGATGCACTCGAACCAGGACACGCCCAGCATGTCGTCGAACAGCTCGCCTGGCACCCAGCCCGCCTCGAGCATGACGGACCGGGCCGTCAAGGGCCCGCGGGCACCTCCGGGAAGCGGGCGTCGATCTCGGCCTTGACGGCCTGCCGCACGATCTTGGCGAGGTCGTCGCCAACCTGGCGGCCGGTTGGGGTGTTGCGTTGTGCGGCCTCGTCGAGGATCTGGTAGAGGCCGGTTCGTACATCTTCGACAGACATTTCGTCCTCCGGTGGTGGTGTCGGTGCCGGCGGCGTTCCGCCGGCGAGTTGGGGAAGGGTGGCCCGGGCGTAGGGGCCTGGGCACGCGGTCTGGGCGCCGGCGACGTCGCCGTGGCCGCGGAGGTCGCCGCGGCTGGGCCACCCGGTGAGGAAGTGGTTACGGCGCCAGTGTTGAAACGCTCCGATCATCGCCGGCGTGGGCGGTTCGCGGTCGCCGAGCAGCAGTAGGACGCCGACATACTCGCGGTTGGCGTCGGGGTTGCTGGCGCTGGCGCAGTGCGCGCCGATCCGGTTCCCGCGCAAGCTGGTGGTGCGCAGCATCCAGACCCGGCCGGCCTGGTCAATGGCGAAGTTGTAGCCGATGTCGGCCCAGCCGCGGGTGTTGACGTGGTAGTCGCGGTAGTGGCGTAGCCGTAGGGCGATGCCGCCCTGGCCGGGGTCGCCGATCGTGTCTGAGGTGGTGCCGGGCCAGTGCACGGCCACGCCGAGCAGCTTGTCGCCGGTGAGGGTGGCGCCGCCGGCCGCGGTGGGCGTCCACGC